ATGGCAAGTATTACAAAGACAGAAAAAGGTTGGTTTGCGCAAGTGCGCCGTGGCGGGGTGAGTCGATCTAAGCGGTTTAAGCTTAAAACAGAGGCGACTCTTTGGGCTGCTAAGATTGAGGCTGATTTAGAAGCGCACGCACGCGGCGATTTGGCGGATTGTACACTATTGGAGGCGATTGATAAATACGCGGTTGAGGTTTCGCCGCAACATCGTTCACACCGGCAGGAGTTGTCTGTGCTGCGCCAGTTTAAATTGTCGGGGTTGCCGTTACATCGGCCGATTGCGTTGGTGACTGCGGCGGATATTGCGCGGTGGCGTGATGCGCGCTGTTTGCAGGTGTCCGATGGGTCGGTTAATCGAGAGTTGACTGTTTTGAAGTTGATTTTTTCGGTGGCGTTGCGTGAGTGGGGTTTGATTGTGAAAAATCCGTGTTTGACGGTTTCTAAGCGTCCTGCGCCCCGCGCTCGTGATCGTTTGATTGCTGATTTTGAGCGTGATGCAATTTTGCATCAACTTGCTGGGCCGCTGCTTGGGATTCGGCATCAAACTCGGGTTGCGTTTGAGTTTGCGCTTGAAACCGCGATGCGATTGGGGGAGATTGTGGGGCTGTCGGCCGATGATGTGAACGGGCGGGTGGCGCGTTTGGCGTTGACAAAGAATGGTTCGGCGCGTGAGGTGCCGTTGTCGCGCCGTGCTTTAGCGCTGCTGGCTGAGCTGTCTGGTGATGGGCTATTTTTTACGGCGCGGGCGGGGAGTGTGAGCCATGCTTTTACGCAGGCGGTGCGCCGTGCGGGGTTGGTTGATTTGCATTTTCATGATACGCGTCATGCTGCGATTACGCGGCTGGCACAAAAGCTGACGGTGCTTGAGCTGGCTCGAACAGTTGGGCACAAGGATTTAAAGAGTTTGATGACGTATTACAACGAAACGGCTGAAAATTTGGCGGATAAACTGGATTGATTGGCGTTCTTGCGCTTATTGGCGCAGTCCAAGTTGTTTATTTATCCAATTGTTCACCATTGTTTTATTGTAAAAATACAAGCGTGGTTTGCCCGTCCGCGCTTCTCTTAGGTCGCCATATACGACTTTGGTGAGCAGGTGCGATTTTGAGCAGATTTTGTTTTTTGTGACAACCGCAATCAATTCGTCGCGGCTGTAATATTGTTCTCGTTTGATTTCTGGTGTGTACATGGTTTTTCTCGTTTGCTTTTTGGTTTCAGGTTGGGTCAAAAAGGGCAGGCTCATGGTGTTTGCGGCATCTCAATCACGTTAAATAAATCAGCCAGCGAGTTCACTTGAATCATCTGCTTGTTGTGCCCAGCTTCTAGCCCTCCTGCGCCACAGTCGTTTTCATTGATGAACCAGTCGAGCCAGTCCGATGTGCCGGTGGCTTTTGCTACCGCTTCGATTAAGTCGGCGGCAGCGAAATTGAGGTCTTCGCACAGGCTGCAATTCAGGTCAAAGCCAATATCGCGCATTTGCTGGCTGTGTTTGTACAGGGCTTGAACGTGTTCAACCGTTGCTTTCAGTAGTTTTTTGTTTTTATTCGTCAGTTTCATTTTCACCTCTACAATTCCTTAAAATAAACTACCCATACCAACGGATTTTCATCCCACGAGTCTTCTCCATATATTGATTTCCAAAGCTGCGCATACCACGATCGCGAAAAATCAGCGTATCCAAGCTCACGTGATACTCTGTCAATCGAACTGCTACTAGCAGGACTGCCCTCGGCTATCGCTTCCGCTTGGCTAATGTCCTTCAAGTGCTGAACGCGAATATCTGTGATTTCGAGCAGTATTCGTGAAGCCCATCTTGGCATAAACCTAGGCGCTATCCACTTTCCACCATCTAATTCATGGCTTACCCAGTCATCATCTGAAAGGTATACGACATCTGTTTTAACTCTGTCGTTTTTATCGTAAGTGACAAATCCGTGCCATTCCTTTACCCAAAGCCTGTCGCCGATTACGCCGTACGGGCATGTAAAATATATTTCTTCCGACTCTTTGACCCTATAATCGTGGTCTATAAGGTTTATCCCGTGAAATTTGTCGAGTTCTTTTTTATCGCCTGTTGTTGAGGTAGCGCGTGACAGTCGCGGATTTTCAATTGACGGCTGCACTTTAATCACACGCCGCGTCTGCGTTTTGCAACCGTTCAAAATGGCGAGCACCATTTCTCTGTTGAATGATATTGCCCGTTCTTTCATGCTTTACTCCTCTAAAATTAAAAACTCCGCCGCTGCTGCTCTTGAAACTTGTCCATTCCCAATGGCTTTGAGCCTGTCGCCGCGAAATGTCATACCACTAATTCGTTTAATATTTCATCGTTTGAGTTAAAAAACGGATGCATTTCCATGTCGACAGTGCATCTTAAAATCGGCTTAAACTCTTGGGTCTTGCTAATTTCAAAAACCAAAGGCCAAGATGACTCATTTCCGTCGTGATTGCTCCAATAGTCCTGCGCCGCATCTGATCCTGCGCTTTGTTCATAAAATTTTTCATTGACAAAGTAAGTCGATTCTTCGCACTCGTAAGGAACTCGATACCAAAATCCCATGGTTTCAGTCATTTTTTACCTCCATCTTTGGTTCGTAAACATGTCCATTGTTGTCATACAAGCGTTTAATAAGCCCAGCCTTGTGCATTCCAGCGAGCAATGCGCCTGCTAAATATCGAGACTCTTCATCGTACTGATGGTTTCGTGTGTCTTTTCTGTGTGGCCAAAGCGTTTGTGCGAAAAACAAATAATTACCGCTGCTGACTGAGCCAATTTGTTTTAAAATCTCTATGGCTTTTTCGTGCATTTTTCATCTTTTAAAAATACAAACCAGTGCGTATTTGCTCGCTTGCCACTGATGTGTCCAAAAACTGGTTTTTCAGTAGTCAGCTTCAAAATTTCCGAGACTTTGATTTGCGTCTCGTTCCACTTGAAAACCAGAACGCCGTTCGGCTCAAGGACTCGGAAACATTCAGAAAAACCTTTGCGCAAATCTTCGCGCCAGTCTTTCGATAGAACTCCGTATTTTTTTGCCATCCAGCTCGTCTGACCAAGGTTGACCAAATGCGGCGGGTCGAATACAACGAGCTTAAACGAGCCGCTGTCAAACTGCATTGAGCGAAAATCAACGTGCATATCAGGCTCAATTGACAGGCTTCGACCGTCGCAAAGCGTGTGGTTCTCTGCCCTGATGTCGCCAAATACTGCGCGGTTATCTTGCTTATCAAACCACATCATCCGAGAGCCACAGCAGGGATCTAAAATTTTGCTCATTTTTAAACCCTTTAATTAAACTTTAAAATTCATCAAAAAAACAGCGGGGCAAACCTTTATGCAGCCACCCGTCTTAAGTGCTTTGTAATAAATGTCATCTTTTAAACACGCTTGCACTAGATAATAAAAATTGCGGAATGAGCGATACCAGCACGATAACCGCCAGCGCCGCGCTCTAATTTTGTTACGTTTACGAATCTTCATTTTTCATCTCCAAAATTAAATATGCACTCGCCGCCACTTTTGACACTTGTCCATTCCCAATGGCTTTGAGCCTACCGCTGCGAAACTTCATTCCGCTGATTACGCGTGGCACGTTCGCGGGTTCTGCTAACCAATGTGTTGCAATTTTTTGTTGCCACGCTTCAAAAATTGAGCGGTCGAGCGGCTCTAACGATTTCCAGCCTGTCGGCCAGCACATGAGCCATTCGACCCAATCGGGGTTGAGCTGGCCGCTTTCTTCCGAGACAGACATTGACAAATTGATTTGTTTACCCTTGGCGATACGGCGCTGTATTGAGCCGCTGCTTAAATTGCCACGGTCACGTACATCCGAGGCTTGCGGCGTTGGCCATTTTTTTACAGCTGTTCCAAGCCCGTCACCGCTTTTCGTACCCAAAACTTTGCGGTTATTGTTGCCGCATACGGTTGGGGTCGGCCACAAGTTGTGCTTTGCCATTGCGCCCAAAGTGGGACGTGGCTTGCCGCATGATGTGTTGAAAAATACGCCGTTATCAACGCATACTGGCGTTGGATAAAGTTGCACCGCTCCAAACAAAGTGCGGTTGCCTCCTCCGTAAGTTAAGGATTGTCGCTTTCCGTCCGACGCGACGGGTGTGGGCCAATTCATCGTATTGCTCACTTGGTCACGCAAGTTGGCGGGGCGGCTTCGCCCTGGGCGGGCGATTGTGGCTTCGCGGTGCAATGCTTCGGCTGACTTGGGCGGCAATTTGTCCATCGTCGTCGGTGTCGCCCACGTTTGTGTCGGTGGCGCGTATCCAAATTCGGTCGCGTTTATGGGGCGCTCCGCAGTCTTGTGCTGATACAATGCACCACTGCGCGTCATACCCCAGCGCGGCAAGGTCACCGATGACTCGGGTAAGTCCTCGTCCCACAAGCATTGGGCTGTTTTCCACATACACGAATCGCGGTCGTACTTCACCGATAATTCTTGCCATTTCTCGCCACATACCGCTGCGTGCTCCGTCGATGCCTGCGCCGCGTCCCGCTGAGCTGATGTCTTGGCAAGGAAAGCCGCCAGATACCACGTCAACAATGCCGCGCCATGCTCGTCCGTCAAAAGTTGATATGTCAGACCAAATGGGAAAGGGCGCGAGCAGTCCATCATTTTGTCGTTGCGCCAAAACTGCTGCGGCGTAAGCATCACGTTCAACTGCGCAAACGGTGCGCCAGTTGAGCAGTTGTCCGCCGAGTATGCCGCCTCCAGCGCCTGAGAAAAGAGCCAACTCATTCATTTGTTCCTTTAAATTAAATTGTTTTTGCAGTGACGGCTGGGCTTGATTCCAGCTGAGCCTTGGTAGGTATTAACCGTTTGAGGTACCTTGCCCGCAACTCACTACGTCTAGTGATTCGATTTTCTACTGCACGCGTCCATCCGCGCCGCGTCACCACAAAACCAACTTTTTAATTCCCTCAAATTCGAGGGAATTAAAACCACATCATTTAAGCGTTTAAGCCTCGTGCAAAATCATGCCGCCCGTTTGGATTTCGATTTCTGTCCATGCCGCTTGCACTGCGTCTTCAAAAGATTTGTGCGGGCGCAGTAGGTCGTACCACATGACTAGGCTTGCATCTGTGATGCGGTAGCGCAAGCGGGCTTCGATTTTGTACGGTGAGCCGCCTGTCAACACAGGGATGGCAATAAAGAACGATTCGGGGATTTTGAGCTTGCCCTTTGCGCTGGTGCCTTCAATGGTTTCTTCATACGCAAGCTCTAATTCACCGTTCGACAGCTTAATCCCTGACTTAAAATTGACTTTTTTGGTGGCGGCCAATGAGCGCGAGATTTCTAGCATGTCGGCGCCGCTGGGTTCGACAATATCAAGCAGGTTGTTTTCGATAAACTGCGCGAAGTCTTCTTGCTTTAATTGCAATTTGTCGCCTTTTGTCCATGTGTCCCATTCGCGCGAGGTGGGGCATTTGTAGTGCGCTTTGTGGTCGCCCCAGCCTGCTTTGGTGCTGCTGTGGGTGTTGAATACGCATGTAAAATGACCGCGCGCAAGGTTGCCAAACAGCTCTGTGTGCTCGCCCGCGTGTTTGGCGTGGTAGGTAGTGAAGCTTTTGGCGTCTGCAAAGTTGTAGGCGCCTTTTTTGCGCGTTGGGTTGCTGAGTAAATGTTCGAGTGATTCGACTTTTTCGGCAGCTTCGCTGCTTTTAATAATGACAAACGGTTCATTATCGCCCGCGTCGCCGCTGGCGGGGTTGGTGGGGTTTTTGGCATTTTTCGTGTTCAATAGTCCGGTCAACGCGGTTGCAAGTACGGCGATGTTGTTTGGCTCTGTGGTTTGTGTTGTCTGTGTCATGGTATTTCCTTGGTAGTTAAAAAATAATGGTCAATGCGTGTTTAATTGTTGAAATTGGCGTGTTTACACGACAACTTTTGGTGGTGTGGTGTTGCTCACGTCCACGTTTTTGATTTTGCTAAAATCAAGCTGAGCTTGGCGTGGGTCGGCACGTTGCAGGCCGCCCTCGGCGGTTGAAAACATGAGCGTGGTTGCGCGTGGGTACGTGGGCAGCTTGACCACGACATTGTCGGCAATCTCCATTTGTCCACTGGCATGCGGGGTGACTTTGAGCTTGAGGGTAATCTCGCCCACGCGCCCTGTGCCGCGACAGATGCGGATGAGTTCGGTCATGCGCTCGGTGAGTTCGTCTGATAGCGCGCCGTAGCGGATTTGGTCGAGCGTGTTGGTGAATTGTTCGGTTGCGGTTGCGGTTTCGGTTTCTTGTGTCATGGTGATGCTCCTGTAAAAGTTAAGTGCCGCGCTGCATGTGGGTTGAAGGTGGCGCGGCGCACCGTCAATAGTTACGTTCTGATTAAACTTCGGCCTGCGCCAGCTCTGCCCAGGCGCGGCCTTTGGTGGTTTCGCCTAGGCCGATTTGGGTGCGGTTGTTCAGCCGTCCGACGGCGGCGGTGATGCGGCACAGTTCTGCGTGGGCGGCTTTGTAGGTGTTGATTGACAGCGGTTGCTGGTGTTTTAGGCCTACTTTTACCGTGGTGAGTGCGCCAAAGCACAGCGGTGCGCCCAGTTGACGCAGGTTGTATATGTCGGCTGCGTCGGTGGCCGCTTCGATGTTTTCCCACACTTTAAATGCGCCTTGGTCTGTGATGATGCTGGCGTCGCCGTCGTCGTCCGCGTGAAATGTGGGCGATAGGACGATGGCTTCAAACCATGCAATCAGGTGGCAGAATGTGGTTTGGCTGGCCATGAATGCGTTGCGCGGCTTGATGGCGGTGCGGTTTTTGCCGCTGATGGCGCGGCGTTTGGCGGCGGTGTTGCGGCTCATGCGCGCACCTCGTTAAATACTGGCTCAAACCGCTCGGTTTTGTGAATCGGGCTGCCCGTGATGCAGTGCGCTTTGCGCTGCGCACTGTCTGCGTCGGTGGCTTTTACTTGCACAAACACTTCGCAGCCGCTGTGCAGGCCGCGCGGGGCGTTGTGATGGGTGTAGTAGCAGCGGTAGCTGTGTAGGGGTTTGATATTGGTCATCATGGGGTTTGTGTTTCCTTTTGGTTTGATGTTGTGTGCGTTTATTCGCGGTTGGCCAATGCTGCGAGGGCTTGAGACTGCTGCGCGGCTTGGGCATTTACGCGGGATACTTCCGCAAAGTAGTTAAAATCGGGCTCGCTGGTCTGAGCGGTGGTTTTGGTGGCTTGTGCTTTGGCTGGTTTGGCGCACATGCGCAGTCCAAAAAAGCACAAGGCGATAATCCACAAAACTGTGATGGTGATGTGCAATGCCCGCTGGCGGGCGGCACGTGATTGGGTTGGGGTCATTGATTTACTCCGTTGTTTGTTTTGATGGCGAAATAATAACAAAATGTTATTTTAATGTCAATAACAAAAAGATGTTTTATCGCTATTGTTTACAACGGGCGCAAAAAAGCCACTCAATTGAGTGGCTTTTTTTGGTTTTGGTGCGGTATTGCTTGGTTTTATGCGTCTTCGGTGTCGAATATCTGCTGCTCTGCTTTGAATTGAGCTGCTTCCCATTCTGCCTTGGCGTTGGCATTGGTTTCGATTTGTTGGGCAATCACCAGTGATTCTCGGTACTCCTTGGCTTGGGCGGTCATTGTCCAAAAAATGTCCCGCATGCCCTGCTCTTCGAGGGTTTGTTTGATTTCGTTGAGGTTGATTTTAAAGAACTCTTTGCGTGGGTTGACTTTGTTTATTTGGGCGCTGACAAATTTATGATGCAGGGCTTTTTCGAGTTTGGGGGCGTCGTCACTGTAAATCATGGCGTGTACGTCAAACTCAAACGGCACGCTGGCGTCGCCCAGCTCTTTAACCCTGTCCATTGGCTCTAGGCGGCGGGTCATGCCAATTTTAAACACATCCTCGCCAAATGCGCCAATGTTGGAGATAACGTACACGTTGCCTGCTTTGGTTTGCTGCGCCATTGACAATGCACGCTGGTTTTTTTCTTCGGCTTCTTTGAGGCGTGCTTCTAGTTCGGTTAATTGCTGCGCATGACGGGCGCGGGTTTCTTCGGTGGCGTTTGCAATTTCGGCGGTGGCTTTTTCGATCATGCGTTTGAGCAGGTCTTCTTCTTTTTGTGCGTCTTTCATGGCTTTGGCGTACTCACGCATGGCGCGCTCTTCTTCCCGCATTTGAGCTTTGATGTTGCGCTGCTCTTCTAATTCTTGTTGTTTTAATTCATGCGTGATGGTGGCCCACTTGAGTTCGTCTTGACGGGCGCTTAAGTAAATTTTTGTGATACGGGCGTTCCTAAATGCTGCGCCGTTTTTGTTGACGATTTGAAAGGCGTCTTGGATTTTTTGATTGAGTGTGCCGAAATTGTCGCGTTTAACTTCGGCCAATATGGTGTCAACCTTGCCGTTAAAAGCGTCTAGCACGAAGTTAATGGCGGTTTGGCGGCGCGTAGGTTCGCTGTAGTCGCAATCAGCCGCCGTTTCAAGTTTGACGATGCTGCGGGTTTGTTGGCGGGCTTCTTTGAGCGCTTGCCCTGCTTGAGTGTGCCCAAACTCGTTGGCCAAGTCGTCCAGTAGGGTAAAGGTTGGAATGATGTATTGGTCGCCATAGCCTTCAATGATGTTGCGCATTGCCAGCGCAATATCTTCGTATTCCTTAGCACGTCCTTTGGCTTGCAGGGCGTCTGCTGCGATGAGCTGGGCATTGTGCTCGGCGGTTTCTAATACGCGTGCAGCGTCTGCTTGCGCGTTTTTGTATAAATCATCTGCTCTCTGGGTTCTTTGCGTGGCTTGGTTTGTTGCTTGCTCGAGCAAAGACCGTCGTTCGGCTGCGGCTTGTTCTGCTTCTTTAAGGGCTTCATTTTTGAGCTGTTCGGCTTCTTTTAACGCTTGGGCTTTGATTTGTTCGCATTCTGCTTGAACATTTAAGATGTCTTTAAATTGTGCTAATTGCTCGTTTTCTGCCTTTAGGAGGGCTGCTTGTGTTTGTAGTGCGGTTCGATCAATGTCGCACTGCTTCAACAATGCCTTGCTTTTGTTGTCAAACGGCATTTCAAAGCCAAAGGTATGTGCTGCAATGCCTGCGGTGATTAATGCGAGGGCGATTGTTACAGGCAGGAACTCGCCATTAGATGTTTCTGAGTCAATTGCCACGCCTGCGACAAAAAAGAAAGTAATCGCGCACAACAAAAAAGTACAGAACAGTTTTGCGCGGGTGGCGTTTGGATTTGTGCCAAATTTCTTGGGTTGAATCAGTGAAACAATGCAGGCAATGAGCGATGTAAAAATCCCCATTATCCCGATAAATATAAATAGATTATTCATTTTTCTCCCTTGGTTTTATTAAATTTTAATTAGCCCTGTCGATAAAACACGCGGCCAATGATGCGGATTTGGTCGGCGTGGGCTGGGGTGACGGTTTCGTCGGGGTGTTGCGATTTATCGGGGTTGTCGCTGCTGATGACCCATGAGCCGTCTATGGTGCGGCGCAGTCGTTTGATGCGTTCGCCGTCTGGGTGGTTGATTAAGTAAGCCTCGCCGCTGACTGGATCGGTGGGGCGGGTGTCGATAAACACCATGTCGCCTTCGAGCAGGTACGGTTGCATGGAGTTGCCGCTGGCGTAAATGCAGGCGACGTGGTCGGGGTGTACGCCGTATTTGTTAAACCAGCCGTGTTCTTTGCGCAGCATGCCTTTTTGGTAAGGCTCTGGGTTGTCTATGCCGCTGCAACATTCGCCCTTTACTTGATAAAAGGGGATTTCGTAGGAGTCATCGTCTGAGTCTGCCATTGCAACGCGATAGGGGGCGCGGCTGGCATTGGGTGGCTCTATATCTTCCGAAGAGGTTTCTTTTTTTGCGTCAAGGACCGCGAAGCCATAACCCTCAACCCGATCAAGCCAACCTCGCGGCTTTTTCATTGCCAATTCTGCTCTGCGTGCCGCGCTTTCCCCAATGTTTCGCGGCGCTTTTGGACTAAGCCAATTGGTTATTTGCGTGTAATCAACGCCCATTTTTTCGGCAAGCGCCTTTCTGCTCCCTGCTTCCTTTTCAAGTCTGCGCATATTTTCCTTGCGAACCAGTCTGATTTCTGGAAACTCTGAAGGATCATTGTAAGGTAGGTGGTTTTTCATATTGTTATTAAACATCAAAAAGTTATTTTTAAAAACTATCAAAAAGTTATTGCTCTTTAAATATCAAAAAGGTATTATTTGTTTTTGCTAACGGGAAATTTCATGTCTATTCTTAAAAAAAATAAGCGTCTTGAACCGCTTTTGTCTTACATAAATGGCTTGCCAAACGAGGCGGCATTTGATGGTTTTCTTGCCCGAATTGGTAGTTTGATGGGACAGGTTGATTATCTTAAAGCATCGAGTTTGTACAATATTGCCAAAGGTTACAGGGTCGCTGGCGCTGATTTGACTTTGGCAATAGCAGAAGCCACTGATTGGGTCGTAACGCCCAATATGATTCGCCCTTCTACTTTTCGCAACCCACATGATGGCGTTCCTTTGTCTGTCTTTAAAGGTTAGGTATCGTAACTGCGCTCGCTGGGCGGGGTTACGCTGCGCTTTTTTTGTGTCTGTTGCATGGCTCATTGTGGGGTTCTCCTGTGGGGTTTGTGTGGCTCAATAAAAACATTTTATTATTTAAAATCAAATACTTACAGGTGAAAAATAGGGGTTTGTCATGTTGAATCATTCGGAAAGTTTGCCGCTTAAGGCACGCAAGCGGTTGTTGTTTAAGGCGTTGCAGTTGGCGGCCAAGTCGTCGGCGGGCGGGGTGACGGCGTTGGCGGTGGCGATGGGGCGCAATGAGCGGGTGATTGCGGATGCGTTGAACCCTGATAATTTGGAGAAGGTGCCGTCGTTGGATGTATTTTTGACGGTGTTTGAGTTGCTATCTGATGCGGTGGTGGTGAATGCATTGCTTGATGGCACGGGGTTTGCGGCGGTGCGCCGTGAGGCGGGTGTTGGGGGTGATGTGTTTGGACGGTATATGGAGATGGTGCGCACGACGTCGAGCGCGACAAATAACGGGGCGCTGGCGTTGGCTGACAAGCATTTGACTGAGGCGGAGCGGGTGGCGTGGTTGGCTTTGTTACATGAGCAGCAGGATGCGACGGCGGCGCTGATTGAGGTGATTCGGGGGGCGTGATGGCTGATGATTGCGATATGACTGATGCGAAGATGCAGGTGCTGTTGGATGCGCAGATTGAGAGTGTGCGGGGTGCTTTGGCTGAGGTGGTGGTGCATGTGGCGTGTTTATTTTGCGGGGATGCGACGGCTGGTGTGTCGTATTGCTCGCAGGATTGTCGGGTTGACCATGGGCGTGAGTTGGGGATTTTGGCGCGGCAGTTTGTGCGGCGTTAGTTGAATAATAATGAGATTGAGGGTTGATTATGGGGTACGGAAATAACGGCGGCAATGATGGGATTGATTTTGGGCTGGTGTCCAGTGCTGCCTTGAGTGATGCGGTGCGGTTGTTGTCGAGCTGGTTGCCGCATGGGGTGTTGCGTGGGCATGAGTATAAGTCGACGAATCCGACGCGTCCGGATAAAACGCCTGATTCTTTTAGTGTGAATACGGTGACGGGTGCTTGGGCTGATTTTGCGACTGGGGATAAGGGCGGTGATTTGATTAGCCTGTATGCGTTTTTGCATGGGATGAATAATGGGCATGCGGCGGTTGCGGTGGCGCGGTTGTGTGGGGTTGAGTTGCCTAAGTCGGTGGGCGCTGGTGTGCCTGCGCGGCGCGCTGTGGCTAAGGATGCGCCCGCGCAAGCTGGTGGTGGGGTGCGGGGCAATTGGGCTGCGGTGACGCCTGTGCCTGATTTTGCGGTGAATGCTGCGCCTAAGGCGCATTTTCAGCGTGGTGCGCCTGCGGTGCGCTGGGCGTATCGGGATGCGGCTGGGCAGTTGCTTGGGTTTGTGTGTCGTTTTGTGAATAGCTCGGGAGGCAAGGAGGTTTTGCCGCTGGTGTTTGCGCGGCATGTGACGAGTGCTGAGCAGAAGTGGACTTGGGTGCAGTGGCCTGCGCCGCGCCCTTTGTATTTGGCTGGGTTGAATGCGCCCTGCCCTGTGGCATTTGATGCTGCGGCTGGGTTGCCGTTGTTGGTGACTGAGGGTGAGAAGTGCGCGGATGTGGCGGCGGGCGTGGCTGGGTTTGTGTCTGTGAGCTGGTCTGGCGGTGGTAAGGCGGTGGGCAAGTCTGATTGGGCGCAGTGTGCTGGGTTTGGGGCTGCGGTTTTGTGGCCTGATCGGGATTTGAAGTTTGATAAGGCAGGTGAGAGGTTGTTGCCTGATTCTGAACAGCCCGGTGTGCGGGCGATGATGGATGTGGCGGCGCAGTTGGTGGCGCAGGGTGTGGCTGATATTAAGGTGGTGCGGTTTGCGGACTTTTGCCCTGATTTGGGCTGTGGTTTGAGTATGGAGGGCGTGGCTGAGACGGCGCTGGATGGTTGGGATATTGCTGATTTTGTGGCGGCGGGTGGTGATGTGGCGACTGCGCTTGCGGGGGCTGTGCATTATGCAGATTGGTTGGGAGGCATTTGCCCCGCTGGCGCTGTTGGCACGGGGGTTGGGGTTAAGGCGGCGGGTGATTCTGCTGATTCATCTGGTTCTACTGTCAAAAACAAGGTGTCTAAGGATTCGGTGGCGTATCGGGCATTGTTGGATATGTTGCATAAGGGTAAAGACGGCGGGTTTCGGGCGTGCCGTGAGAATGTGTTTTATGCGTTGACTGAGTTGCCTGAGTGGCGCGGGGTGATTGCGTTTGATGAGTTTGCGAATCGGGTGATTAAGATGCGGGTGCCGCCGTGTGGTGGTGTGGTGGGTGAGTGGACTGGGCAGGATGATTTGAGCCTTGGTTTGTGGTTGGCGCGGGCGCTGGGCATGATTGTGAATAGTGAACAGTTGATTGCTGGTGGTGTGGCGATGGCGGCGCATGTGAATAAGGTGCATCCGCCGCGTGATTACTTGGATGGTTTGACGTGGGATAAGGAGCCGCGCCTTGCGACGTGGTTGATGGGGGTGTTTGGGGCGCGGGAGTTGACGCGTAAGGATGGCGAATACTTGCATTTGGCGGGGCGTAAGTTTTTGATTGCAGCGGTGGCGCGGATTTATAAGCCCGGTTGCAAGGTGGACAATATGCTGGTGCTGGAGGGGACGCAGGGGCGCGGCAAGTCTACGGCGATTGGTAAGCTGTTTGGTGATTGGTTTAGTGATACGCAGCTTGATTTGAGCAGTAAAGATGCGTATGCGCAGCTTGATGGCGTTTGGGGTTATGAGGTGGGCGAAATGGATGCGTTTAGTCGGGCTGATTCGACCAAGGTGAAGCAGTTTATTACGTCGCAGGTTGACCGTTACCGTGGGGCATATGAGCGGCGTACTGAGGCGCATGCGCGCTCGACGGTGTTTATTGGTACGACGAATCAAGATGAATATTTAAAAGATTCAACGGGTGGGCGGCGGTTTTGGCCTGTGAAAGTGGCTGATTATGTGGATTTTGATTATTTGAATGAGGTGCGCGATCAGTTGTGGGCTGAGGCGGTGGCGGCGTTTAAGGCGGGTGAGGCGTGGCATGTGACGGGGATTGAGCAAGAAACCATATTTACGCCTGAGCAGGCGGCGCGTGAGGTCGGTGATGCGTGGCTTGAGATTATTGCTGATTGGCTGGTGTCTGAGGACAGGGCTTTGGATGTCAATCCTAAGCAAGTGTTTTTGACGGATATTTTGCTGCGCGGCTTGAAAATGGATAGAGACAGAATCAGCGCGAATCGGGGCGAGTCGGCGCGGGTGGCGATGATTATGCGATCGCTGGGGTATGTGAAGCGGCGAGAGTCTACGGGCAAGCGGCGTTATTACTACGAGCTGGAGACGGATAATTTACGACATGCGTAAGCTGTGGTGGGGTTGAAGTGGTGATTTGATTTGGTGGTGATTGTTTGGGGGTTGCGGTTCGATTCAGGGATGGGCGATTTGGCGGTTCATTGGGCGGGGAGTTCAATGGGTGCGCGATTGACCCGAAAAGATGAGGGCCGCAGCTGGCGGGGTTGGCGTTTATTTGGTTAGCCGTCCAACCCCGTCCAACCTGTTTTTGTTAGGTTGGACGGCTGTAAGCCTTATGGGCTGTGGGTTATAGCGAATCCGTCCAAGCGTCTTGCAAATACGCTGGGCGGGCGCGTGTGTGCATGCGCGCACGTGGTTTGCTGCTATTTTGTATTTAAACACTTTTAGAAATTGGTTGGACGGTTGGACGGCAGTTGTTTTGATTAGTGTTGGCGTGGGTTTGCGCCGTCCTTGGGGGTTTGGGTTTTGGTTGGACGGATTCTATTATTAACGGGGGCGTTATGAAAAACAATGAGCAGATTGATTGTGATTCGGTTATGAATGAGCTGGCAGCGTTGCTTGGGTTCAAAGAAGCAATGGCTTTGGTGGCGGTGCATGGTGGGCAAAAAATCACCGTGCCAGCCAAAATGACCAGCGAACATCGTTTGGCTGAGTTGGTTGGCGTGGATGCAGCATTGTGGTTTGCGCAAAACTACCCAGGCGCTGAGCTGCAAATACCATTGCTCTCTGAGTTTGACAGTTTGCGCCGCACGGCGCATGTGCATGATTTATGTTGCAGACAAGGAATGGACTCATCGTTCGCCGCTCGGGTTTTGGGGGTGACGCAGCGCACAGTTCAGATGCACATGAATCTTGCGGCAAAGCTCAAGCCGACGCGGCGATTTTTGGAGGGCACGCGTCAGCGAGATAAGCCCAAACAAGGGCGGGGACCCTAGCCAAATTCTACCCAGCGCGGGTGCGCAAACCCGCGAAAATGGGCTCGGTGTGATTTATTTTGCTATGGTTTACTTTACTTTGCTCATTAAATCATAGGGTTACGGTTTGTTTTAAAGTTGCTTTTAATCGATTGACAGGGGTTTTGGTGGAAAATACGGACGTATTGACGGCGGGTGCTGTTGAAGAATTGCTGGTTGATGTGGGCGCTCTGATGGCGCTTACTGGTGTGTCAAAGCAATTTATTGGTGAGTTGGCAAAAGATGGCGTGGTGATTAAGGGTGGGCGCGGCATTTATGTGCTGGCTCAATCGATTCGGAACTACATTGATTCTCTGCGCGACAGACAAAAAACGCTGGGTGATGGCGATACTGAAATAAATGCTGCTAAAGAGTTGGCTTTGTTGCGACAAAAGCAGCGCGAGTTGACGCAGATAAAGATTGATGTTGAAACGGGCAAACTCGTGCGGGTTGACCATGCTGTGCGGCTTTACAGTGAATTGGCGCACGATGTTAAAACAACTTTTTTGGCAATGCCAACGCGTATGGCTCAACGCCTTGAAGGGCAAAGCGAGGCATATATTTATCGTGCCTTGCATGATGAAGTGTATTTTATTTTAGAGAAGTTGAGCGCGCCCGTGCAGTTAGTTGATACGGCGTACATGCGTCACATCGAAGATGTTGAGCAAAAAAATAGCGATGAAGTGGATCAGGTTGATGAATAATGTCGAGTGGTTTCGCAACGCCGTGGCTGCGCAGCTCGCCCCGCCGCCGCGCACGTCTACATCTGAATGGGCTAAAAAAAACCTGCATTTGTCACGTGAAGAGGGCCCAGATCCTGGAATATTTCGGTGCGACGATACGCCTTGGCAAGCCGTGATTATGGATGCGTTGGATGATGTGGAGGCTGAAACGCTGGTGGTTATGGCCGCCTCACAAACGGGCAAAACCACGATTGCAAAAGCCATTACAGGTCGTTATATAGACATTGAGCCCTGCCCTATTTTGAACGTGCAATCCACGGAGTTCATGGCCTCCGATTACTCAACCCGCCGCTTGGCGACAATGTTTCGCGATTGCCCTATTTTTAAAAACAAACTCACGCGCGACGACATGTACACAAAAGAATTTGCGGGCGGTTATGTGGCAATGGCTTGGTCGCAATCGGCAGCAACATTGGCGTCACGTAGTATTCGGATTTTAAACTGTGATGAAATCGACCGCTGGCCAAGCTCTGCGGGTGGCGAGGGTGACCCGCTGGACATTTCTGAGGCACGTACAGAAAATTATCCAAACCGCAAGCATATCTACATTAGCTCGCCAACCACGGATTCTGGGCGGATTAACAAAAAATTTCTTGGTACTGATCAAAATTATTTTTACGTAAAATGCCCACACTGTGCGCACGAGCATCATATAAATTTTATCGATCAGTTGCGCATGGTCAACGACAACCCAGACACCGCCATGCTCGCTTGTGTCGAATGTGGCGGCTTATATGGCGACCGCGAGCTGCCTGATATGGTCAAGCAAGGGCGTTTTGTTGCCAAATACCCTGAGCGCAAAGCGCGCGGTTTTCATGTGTCGCGGGTCATGATGCCGCACAAAACCAAAATTACGCGCCTTGCAATGCAATACCTTGCCGCAAAACCCTACCATGATCAACTTCAAGTGTTTATGAACACGCGGCTGGGCTTGGTGTACAAAGACTTGCAAGGGCAAATCAGCAAGGCAGCAACATTGGCCGAGCGGCGCGAAAATTACGATTACAAGAGCTTGCCGGCAGACATACTGGTATTAACCGCAGGCGTTGACACGCAAGATGACCGGTTGGAATACGAAATACTGGGCTGGGGTTTGGATGAAGAAACATGGGGCGTGCAATACGGCGTGTTGATGGGCAACCCCTCTGAACAAGAGGTTTGGCTGCGCTTGGACGATGTTTTAAAGCGCGAGTTTTACACACAAGACAACCGGCTGCTGCGCATCGGTGCCGCATCGATTGACTCGGGTGGACACCATGTGCAAAAAGTTTATGATTTTTGTGCCAAGCGCAGCAAGCGCTATATTTGGGCGATTAAAGGCGCGGGTGGCGCAAAACCGATGTGGCCCGGCCGCGCCGGCAAATCGCGAAAATACAAAGGTAAATTGGTGCGCACGATTGGCGTAGACACCATAAAAGACACCTTGTTCGCGCGTCTGCGCACCGAGCAAGCAGGTATGGGCTACTGCCATTTTCCACACACGTACGACGATGGCTATTTTGAACAACTCACCGCCGAGCGGCGTGTGGCGGAGTACGACAAAAAAGGCGCACTCAATTATTCGTGGCAAAAAGAAAAGCACGCACGCAATGAAGCCTTGGATTGCCGCGTCTACGCATGGGCTGCGATGCAAGGCTTGATTTATGAGCGTGGACTTGACATAAGAAAATTGGCGCAAGCGCGCCAATATGCGATGTTTCTAGGCGACCCGTACACCAGCGCCCATGCCATTAACGACACCATCGAGGCCGCGCCAGTGGCGTACAACCCAGCCCCCGTCACGCCAGCAAAAACGCCGCCACCTGCACGCGGGCGACGGCGATCCAGTGGGCGGCGGTTGAGGTGATTTTTATTTTAGCTCTACTTTTAATGCGCCGTCTGTACCATGTAAGTCGTTGTCAATGCACAATGACTTACATGCACCTTTATCTACCGATAGAATTTTTCCGTCGCGCGAAAATTCGCAGGGGGTAGATTGAGCATGCGCTCGTTAATATGGGCGCATGACAAATACCATTGATGCCCTTCCACCTACTGTAACCACCGATGACTTGCGGGCGATTGATATTGCGATTGCCACGGGGGTTAATGTGGTTGAGTTTCGCGACCGTCGCACGGAGTTTCGCTCGCACAATGATTTGTTGCGGGCGCGGGCATTTATTATTGCGCGGTTAAATGAACAAGGCGGGGTTAAAAAACGGCGCCGCGCCTTTTATTACGTGCAATACGCTGGGCGGGGGTATTGATGGCGCACGACTTGGTCAAAGGCTCAACTGCGGGCAACTCACATTTGGACGCGGCGCAATCTGCGCGGCGCTTAAGCTCATGGAAACCAAATTACACATCCGCGCGGGAAACCACGGGGCTTGATTTGTTGCGCCGCCGTGCGCGTCATGCGTATGACAATAACCCGATTGCGCGCGGTTTGATTGATTTTTTGGTGACCAATATTGTCGGCAATGGAATTTCACCGCAGCCCACGATTAAAAGTGTGCGGCTGCGCAAGCAAATTGTGAATTTGTGGGAGCGCTGGGGCGAGCAAGCTGATTTTGGTGATGCGTGTGATGTTTATGGTTTACAGACGTTGGCTGTGCGCACGTTTTTGGTGCAGGGTGAAGCATTTGTGATTCATCGGTTTTATGAAACAGATTCGGGCGTGACGTATCAAGCGCAAGTGCTTGAGCCTGAATTTGTGCCAATGATTGACCGAGTTTTGGACAACGGTGGCGCGATTCGACAAGGGATTGAGTTTGATGGCAACGGCAAAATCGTGGCGTATTGGGTGTTGTCTGGTATGGGCGAGTTTGAGCGCAACACGCCGAAGCGGATTGAGGCGAAATACGTCTCGCATGTCTTTGAACAAAAACGCGCGGGTCAGTTGCGCGGCATTCCTGCGTTGGGCGTGGCGTTGGTGCGGATTAAAAACGCGGATGATTTGGATGATGCGGTGCTGGAGCGTCAAAAAATTGCCAATTTGTTTGTGACATTTATCACGCGCCCTGCGCATTTGGATGATATGGAACCGTACACGCCCAGCGAATCAGCCCAAGAGTCTGCGCCCGATGTGCTTGAGGGCGATATGTTGCCGCCGATTGTGATGGAACCAGGGATCTCACAAGTGCTTGACGAAGGGGAAGACGTGAAATTTTCTGATCCGCCTGATGCGGGGACGAATTACGTGGATTACATGCGCTGGCAATACCGCACCATTTGCAGTGGGCTGGGCGTGCCGTATGCGGTGTTTTTTAATGATTTTCATGAAGCGAATGACCGCACGGTGCGCGTGGCTTTAAATGAATTTAGCCGGCGCATTACGCAGCTGGTTGAAAACACGGTGGTGCATAAATTTTGCCGTCCGATGCGCAAGCATTTTTTTGATGCGGCGATTCTTGCTGGATTGCTGCCCTCCAATAAGGTTGAGATTCGCGACACGCGCTGGGTGCAGCAGGCCAAGCCGTACATCCATCCTGTTCAAGACATTCAGTCGATTAAATTACGCTATGAGCTGGGGCTAATCACCCGTGCTGAGGCCGCGTTGCAGTTGGGCAAGGATGTGGATTTGTTGGATGAAGAGTTTGCGCAGGATATTTTACGCGAGCAAAAGCTAGGGTTAAATTTTCATAAAAACATCGTGCGCGAAAATTCGCAGGGGGCGAGCGATGCGCCGTCTGCTCAATAATGCGTAAACGACAAAAGGAGTCATGATGCAAAACAAATGGTATGACATTAAAGCACAGCTTAATGCCGCGAATAAGGCGGTGAGTTATGACGTGCATCTGATGGATGAAATCGGTATGTGGGGCATTACGGCGCGCGATTTTGCGGCCGAGTTTGCGGGTATTCCCAAGGGCATGCCGATTCGTTTGATTGTCAATTCAAATGGTGGCAGCGTCATTGATGCGATTGCAATCAACAATATTATCAAAGCGCGTGGCGATGTAACAGGTGTGGTGTATGGAATTGCTGCATCTGCGGCCACGATTATTTTGATGGCGTGCAGCAAAATTGAAATGCCAGAGAATACGTTTTTGATGATTCATGGCGTCAGTACTTATATGTACGGTCAAGCCGATGATTTGCGCGAGTACGCGGATGTGATGGACAAAATGAATGCAACACTGGCCAACACGTATGCTGCCCGCACGGGGCAGACAATTGACGTAGTGAATGAGTGGATGAGTAAAGATTCTTGGTTTGGTGCTGCTGAGGCAGCTGCGGTGGGTTTGTGCGATGAAGTCACGGCACAATTTGCACTGGCGGCGCAAATGAGCTCGGGCATGAGCCAAATTCTAAACAATGCGCCTGCCGCAGTTAAAGCCATGATGCAGGCCAAAACCGAACCCACCGAGCCACAAGCGCAGTCTGTGCCTGCGCAAGATAATGCACAAGAGGTTCTTGCGGCGGTCACATTGTGCGTCAATGCGGGCGAATCAGAGCTGAGCAAAATGGTTGTCAATGCCAGTATTGCCGCAGCGGATGTGCCTGCACGGATTGAGCGTGCTTCAGCGTTGCGCAGTTTGGCGGCGCTGGCCGATTACCCTGTGGCTCAGGTGGATGATTTAATCATCAACAACCGCAGCATTGCAGAGGCCACCACGCTGCTGCAAGCGTACAAAAAAACCAAAGTGCCAGCTGTCAACAATAGTGTTGCAGCGGGTCAAGATTTTATTACCCCAAAAGGCAATGAGCCCGCCGCCAAGCGACTCAAAGCCCGTGCCGCCAAACCATTTTAAAAATTAAAAGGAACTGATATGCCTATTTTAGCGACAGATGATTTTACAGGTGCTGAGCTCACTGACATTATTAATGATGTTGAAACGCCCAAGCTTTTTCTACAATCTATTGGGGTGTTTGAAACCAAAGGGATTCGCACCACCAGCCTTGAAGTAGAGCGCCGCGCAGGCGGTTTACAATTGGTAAAAACTTCAGGGCGTGGCACTGAGGACGGGACCTCAATGACTGGCGCTAAGCGCGATTTAATTAAGTTTGACTCTGTGCGTTTGATGGTCAAAGACACCATTGAGCCTGAAGATTTGCAGGACATTCGCCGCTTTGGCGAGGGTGCTGATGGTTTGGAACAGGTAGAAGAAGAGTTGAGCGATCGCTCAACCCGTATGCGTGAAGTTCTTGAGGTGAACCTTGAGCGCCAGCGTTTTGGTGCGATTCAAGGCAAAGTCTTGGATTCTGACGGCACCGTGATTCATGACATGTTTACCAAATTTGACTATAAGCAAACGGTGATTGAGGTGGCGTTTGGAGATGCTTCAGATTTAGAAGCACAAGTGCTGGCAGCAAAAAATGCCGCTGACAAAGCGATTAAGGGTAAACCACGCAAAGGCTATATTGCATTGTGTGGCGCTGATTTTACGGACAAACTGCATTTGGACAAAGATTTCAAGGATGCGTACAAAATCTACCAAGACAGCGTGCAGGCACGTACCGACATGCGCGAGTGTATCTCGTACCGTAACATTGATTGGATGAAGTGCAATGACGGCATTGGAGAAACCCCTTATATTGCAGCGGATGAAGCGTATTTGTTCCCGGTGGTGCAGGGGATGTTTGTTGAGCGCTACACGGCGGCGGACATTATGTGGGCCGTCAACCAAAAAGGCTTGCAATTTTACCTCACGCAAGAGGAGTTAAAGCACGGCATGGGGGTTGAGCTGTGGGCGCGTTCGTTCCCAATTATTTTAAACACCATTCCGCACGCGGTGATTAAACTTAAACTAAAAAAATAAGCACAAACCTTAAAACCCGCAAAAACACATTGCGGGTTTTTTGATTTTGATTTTAATCCCAATCCTGATGGAGGCGGCATGTTAGAGCGATTGATGGGCGTGGTGGACAGGGTGGCATTTCGGGTGAGCGGTGACACGTTAACGGTCGACGGCGTGCCGCTAAAGGCCATGCTGTATGACGAGGTGCTGGCACCTGAACTGGGTGGTCAACCAACGGAGCTGGTGGAATACTTTATGTTGTTGCCTGCGTCTGATTGTCAGCCTAATGTATCTGTGGTGCGCAAGGGCAGCTTGGTGGTGTGTCGCCAGCGGGAATTTGAGGTGGTTCGCGTGGGTGAGCCTGACGATACGGCGCTGGTCAAAATCATTCTTAAGCCGTTGGTGGAGAACACGCCAATTGGTGAGGTCGGGGTTTAAATGAATCTGGACGTTCATTTAGACCCTGAGACATTGCGCCGCACTTTATTGCTATTGGGCAATGCGCCGCAAGCTTGCCACCGCGCCCTGCGCCGTGGCGTTGCCAAAGCCGCCAAGAAACTGGCGCTTGAGTCTGGGCGCAATGTGTCAGATGCGCTCAATATTACACGCGGGGCAATGAAGGCGCGGTTGCGCACGTACAACAAAGGCGATGGTGTTTCTCAAAAAGTTTGGCTGGGCATGAATGCCATTGCAGTGCACCGCTTGGGCAAAGTACAGCAAACCAAAGCAGGCGTGCAAGTAGGCAGTCGTTTTTTTGCGGGGGCGTTTGTGATACGCAAATATGGCGGGGTGTATCGGCGGGTTGGCAAAGCGCGCTTTCCATTGGAGCTTGCCAAGCTAGAAATAGAGCGCGAGGCCTTTGCGGCAATGATGGCGGCATACGCGCAAGCCGATGATTATTTACTTAAATATGTGGCGCACGAAATTGAATGGGAGTTATCCAAGCTATGAAATACGACGATATTTGCGACACCCTAAAAGCAAAGCTCAAGGCAGCGCTGGGCTGGGTCAATGACGTGGTGGATGATGATGCAACCTGGCGCGATTCGGTACAAGCGCCTATTGTGACGTTAGAACACATGGATTCTGATGCGGATGGGCAACAAAACGGCACGCAACAAATAACCGTCAATATGCGCTGGAATGCGCGGTTGGTGTGTGATTCGGACGCAGATGATGCACGCCAACAATCGCGGCGCGGTGGGATTGCGCTCATGCTGGCCTTAAAAAGCATTGGCTCATTGGGCAAAGATTGCGGCGCAATTATGGTGTTGCGCGAGGCAGAAGATGAATTTCGTGCCCCGTTAAATGGGTATGTGGTTCGGGTGGTTGAGTTTGAGTTTATTGCCAGCCTTGGCAGTATGGATGGGGTGCTTGATTCTGAGGCACAAAATGCGCAAGCGCTTGAGGATCAAGAATGGCTGCGTGGTGTGGTGCCAGAGGTGCGAATAGGTCATACCGACTGCAAAAAAGAGGTGCATTCTGATGTGCCAATGACAGAGGTCAAATAATGAGTGCAGATATTGAACGGCGGCTTCAAAACTTGATTCGCGTGGGGACGGTGCATGACATCAACGGTGATAAAGCCCGCGTGGATATGGGCGATGGCTGGATTACCGAGGCATTGCCGTGGACGGTGCGCCGTGCGCATGGTGATATTGAGTGGTGGGCGCCCGAAGTCGGCGAGCAGGTCGTAGTATTGTCGCCCGGTGGCGTGATAGAAGACGGCGTGATTGCGTGGTCACTGTATCAAAGTGACCACCCAGCGCCTGCCAATTCGCCTGACATGCATGTGGTTCAATACAAAAATGGCGCCAGCGTCACGCACAACCGCGCCACTGGCGAGATGGCATTTAATGTAAAAGGCGCATTTACGGTGAGCGCTGGCGGGGCTGTGAGTATTGCGGCGGCGGGAGCGGTCACGTTGGTGGGCACTACGATTTCGTTGAATTAATTCACGGTCATTTAAAAAGGAGGGTGTATGCCAGCAGTCATTCGAGTGGGCGATATGTGTACAGGCCACGGTTGTTGGCCGCCGCGTGCCAGCGTATCGGGCAGCGCGAATGTATTGATTAACGGCGTGGGTGCGGTGTGCGTGGGCGATGCTTGGGCGGCGCACACATGCAAAGAAATACCAGAAACGCACGCCAGCGTACAAAGCAGCGGCAGCGGCACGGTACGGGTCAATGGCAAGGCATTGGCGCGAACGGGCGATGCAATCGGCTGTGGTTCACTCTGTGCAGGCGGCTCGGCAAATGTTTTTGCAGGCTAATTTTTAACCAGTCAAATGTCAGATGAGTTGATAAAAATCGAATATTTGTTGCGTATTTTCTAATGATTCGCGAAAAGTCGCAGGGGGCGCAACGCGCCATAAAAGCACATACTCCATTTCAGGATAACCTACATGGAGTTTTATTATGCCCGAACAATATTTACACGGCGTTGAGATGATTCAGATTGATGACGGCATTCGCCCGATTCCAACTGTGCGCTCATCTGTCATTGGACTCGTTGGAACTGCACCTGACGCAGACCCCGAAACTTTCCCGCTCAATACGCCAGTATTGGTGTTGGGCAGCCGAATCAAAGCGGCCAAACTGGGCAAAACAGGCACGCTGCCACAAAGCATGGATGCTATTTTTGACCAGACGGGTGCCGCTATTGTGGTGGTGCGCGTTGCCGTGGGGGCAACCGTGGCTGAGACAAAGAGCCTTGTGATTGGCGGGGTTGATGCTGCTACAGGCCAGCGTCAAGGCTTGCAGGCCTTAATTGCGGCTGAGTCGATGGTCAAGGTGCAGCCCAAAATCATCATTGCACCTGGTTTTTCGCACGAAAAAGCGGTGGCAGATGAAATGATTATGGTTGCCAACCGCACATTTGGCATGGCGATTGTAGACGCGCCCGAATCTGGCGGCAGCACGCCTGATGAGGCGGCCATTAGTTACCGCGAATTGTTTGGCCAAAAGCGTGTCGTGGTATATGCGCCCAATGTCGTGGTGTGGGACACCGTCAGCAGCTCTGAAATCGTCCAGCCAGCATCCGCCCGCGCAGCTGGCGTGTGGGCTTGGTCTGATAATTCTCGT